ATGTTTGTGTTACTGGTTGTGCTTTTATCTCTATAAAACGCCATATCCACAGGAAAACCAGAATATAAGGTTGGCGGTGCAGTTGGCGAATTATCCATTTCATCAATAGCAAAAACATCAGACGCTGTAGTTGGGGTTTGCATACCACCACGTCTTATTGCCATGTAGATGTAAGTATGAGTATTTGTATTAGCAGTAGAGCTAGTGTTTGTTATATTAAAACCTGTTGGAGTTGGATCTAATATAGCTTTACTAGTTCCTAAAATACCATTTTCTTCAGTATCTAAGTTCCAAGCTAGTTCTGCATCATCTCCACCTACAATCATTCCTCTCATATTATCATAAACATACCAAGCCTCACTTCCACCGTTTGATTTAATCATAACAAATTGAGGCTCAAACCCAAGAGTAACAACTGGACCAGTTGAGTTACCATTACCAGTATAACTCCCACACTTAATAATATCCTGATCTCCAGGTTCACCAAAGCCACCGTCATCATTATTGTTAGCAAATATATATGCTACATATGATGCACCATTAACATTTACACTGTCTGCTGTATTACTAGCATTTGAATGAACTGGAGTGCGTATGACAGAGGATGTTGGAGCTAGACTATTTCCATAATCTCCCAAACTTGAAGTAGGAAAATTAGCATTAAGTCTTAGAAATGCTTGTGTACCACCTGAAAGACTAGTATGATATACTATCCAATTTCCTGTTGAATCAGTTCTTTTAAAAAATATCATACCTGGAGTAGAGTTAAGATTGTGACTTACAGTTTTTGTTGTAGATCCATCTCCAGTATATGTTACAACATCAAAAAATTTAGGCTGCTTTCTAAAGGTCCAAGAAACGTATTCTGCAGTATTAGTATTTATACTTGCATCAGCCCCAATACTAAAACCATTATTATTAAATGCAGTTACAGCATCTGAAGGACTATAAGCTTGTTGGTTATTATTTGATCTAAGCCTTCCCCCAGTACCTGTTCCTCTTACAGTATCATACAAAGTGTGATCACCATTTGTTGAACTGTCACGTCTTTTAGTCCAAACTAACCCACCTTTAGTAAGGTCAATGTTGTTGACAATAGATTGTGTGCCACCATTTCCAGCATACAAATGAGTCTGAAACAAACCATCGACAAAAGCAGCAGGGTTGATGTTAGCTGCGTTAGGCCAGTTACCACCTTTAATAAGATCTAGTGCTTCATTAATATCCCACACACCTGATGCTTTACTAGTTTTAAAGTTACCATCAGGCACTACTTTAGTAGCAGATATAACGTTAGCTGTGTAGTCTCTAGTTGTCATTAGGCTGCTATGCCTCCATGTGCTGAAGAGGTGGCCGATGGATCACGATTACCAGTTGCAGACAAGTCTCCAAAATCTGCAGCGTCACCAGTAGAAGCTATAGTTATTTTATCTATATTATTTCTATCGCTAACGCCACCTATAAATATTCCTAAAATACGATTAGACGTAGCTCCTGTGCTGTAAACTGCAGCAGTAAGATCACCAAAGTCAGTACTATTACCTGTACTGGCTGTTGTAATATATTCCAAAGTATTTACAATATTTCCCCCAAGAATACCACAATGAACAACTATCCTTGTGTTACTTGAACAAGCTGAACCTAATCTAGCTGTATCAGAGAGATCACCAAAATCAGTAGCATTCCCTGTAGAACCTATAGTTATATATTCTATAATGTTATAAACAGTAGAACTAGTGCTACCACTTCCACCAAGAAATACACCTCTCGTAGTAGATGCAGCAGCAGATGCTTGATTTCTTGTAGCACTTAAATTACCAAAGTCTGTGGCATCTCCAGTAGAGGCTATTGTAATATAATCTATAATATCTACAGGATTAGATGAACCTTCTCCACCTGCCCAAACACCTCTAGTATTATTTGATAAAGCACCTGCCCCATGTCTTCCATCAGTTAGATCTCCAAAATCAGTAGCATCACCAGTGGTTGCTATGGTAACAAAATCTATTACATTTGATTTAACCTGCCCTCCACCAAAAGTAGCTCTGGTAGATGAGCCACATGTATCTAAACCAGAGGCTCTAGCTACAGTTAGATCTCCAAAATCACTAGTATCCCCTGTACTAGCCATATCAACAAAATCTATTGTTTCTTGAGCTACGTTATTAGCCCTATGTATTATTGCTCTTGCAGGAGGGCTAGGCCAATCTGCAACATACTGCAACTGTGTTGTGAGTGACCACACGCCATTATAGTTAGGCATTACTTATTATTCCTTTTTTATGATGGGTCAGTGGCAATTGCATAAAATATATATGTTTCACCATTAGAGTTTGTATTTGCGTAGTTTACAGCAAAACCACTTGAATCAGGGTCAATGCTATCTGTCTGATCATTTTCAGCAGCGTTAGTATTTAACCAAAAATAAGGATCATTACCAGAAGATATACCTCTTGTAGTATCATAAACAAGCCAATTATGACTATCGCTTAGTTCTTTAATTAACACAAATTTAGCACCATTAGTAAAACCACAATCAATAACTTTACCTGCAGATCCATCACCAGTATAGCTTCCAACGAAACTGACATTTGGGACGGTAGCGAAAAGGTAGGCTACGTAGGAATATCCAGTTGAACCATTAACACCATTATAAGCTCCAACAGTAAATTGTGTAGCAGTCGGTGATGTGTTATTCCAAGCAGCTTGATTGGTTTGTTCAGCAGTAGTTTGATTTAACTCTAACCATTTAGTATTTCCTAAAGCAGAATGATAGACAAACCAATCATCGTTACTAGCTGATCTATTTTTAACCCAAATCATCTCTGGTACTACACCAAGATTATGGTTTAGTGTAAGGCCCATGCTTCCTGTGCCTTGGTAACAAACCACATCGAAATAACCTCTGGCTCTCCTCCAGTTCCAGAATATGTATGGGTTATTTGCAAAAGCTGAAGATATTTGATAACCAGTATTATCCCATTTTCGTGTGTAAGTTGAACCTGCTTCATCTGTTGTAGAACTTCCTAAAATATATGGACCACTACTAGTTGTGGTACTAGATGCACCTCTGAGCCTGTCCATTATATACGTATGACTACCACCATTTAATTTAGCTATCTGCATATCTACAGGAAATCCTGTTGTTTTTTGTGTTCCTGCTGCTTCAGATGAACCAGTTTCATCTACAAAAAATACATCAGAAGCTAAAGTAGGAGTTGCCATACCGCCTCTACGTATTGCCATGTAGACGTAGGTGTCGCCATTATTGTTAAAGTCACTATCGCTATTTTTAAGTTGAAAACCAGTAGATGTAAAACCTACTCTGCTTACACCTGTCGCTTCTGAACCGTTAGTATTCCATCTTAGTAAAGATATTTCTCCATCTGCTGTTACGCCACGCATACTATCTGCAACAGCCCAAGGTCCACTGCCACCAACTGCTCTTTTTATCATTAAAAACTGTGGCTCAAACCCAAGGTTTACAACAGTACCAGTAGAATTACCATTACCTGTGTACGAACCACATTTAATAATATCTTCACTATCAGGACCAAACCCACCGTCATTGTTATTGTGTGCGAATAGGTAGGCTATATAGTTTCTACTACTTATATTTCTTCCAGAGTTAACTGTAAACTGTGTTGATGTTGGAGCTGTATCGTTAAAATAATCGGCATCACTAAAACCCTGATCGTTGTGTAAGAGAGCATAATACTGTTCATCATTTGTACCACCGTTTCCTCTACGATGATAAACGCCCCAATCTTCAGTACCATCATATCTTCTTATAAGCATCATACCTGGGGTAGAGCCTAGATTATGAGAAATATTTCTTGCTCCACCACCATTTCCAGACCACGTAACAACATCAAAAAACTTAGGCTGCTTTCTAAAGGTCCAAGAGACATATTCTTGACTACTATTGTTAAAAGTGTCTGTACCACCATCACCACCAAGGTAAAATCCTGATGATTGTGCGTTCCATGATGTAGTACCTTGGTCTTCTTGTGCAGCAGTTGTATTAGACTCTAATCTATATCTTCCTGGTCCTCTTTCACTATCAAAAATTGTATGATCGCTTGAACCTGTACTGCGGTTTTTAATCCATGTCATTCCACCTTTAGTTAAGTCAATTCCATTGTCGATTAATTGAGTACTATTAGAACCGTTATACAAATGAGTTGAAAACAAACCACTAATAACTTCTGCAAGAGGAGTAAAACTAGCACTAGCCTCACTAGCAGCAGATGTACCATAAGCATTTCTTGCGTAAACTCTAGCTGTGTAAGATGTGTTGTTGGTTAAACCAGTAATAGTTATAGGTGATGAACTACCTGTAGCTCCAATACCATCGTTAGTTGTTGCAACATATTCTGTAATAGCAGACGTGCCTACATCAGTAGGTGCAGTAAATGCTATATCTGCTTGTGTTGAACTTGCACTAGGTGTACCGATAGTTGGTTCATCAGGTGCATCTAATCCATCAGTGCCTATAAAACCACCGTTGTATCTGGGCATTATTAATTACCTTTAGTCTACTAGAAGTTCGTAACTAACTAAGTATGTTAGGTCACTGTTAGCAGAAGCTGTAACAGCGAGTAGATCTGTTTCGTCTAAATAAAATCCGTTGTCTTTACCTACAACAACTAGAGTTGCGTCAGCAGGTACAGATATTGTGTTAGCTATTTTAACATAGTTTGATCCGTTATCTACACTTACCTCAACGGTAATGTCAGCAGCATTTGTACCATCTATGTTTGATATCATTAACGTGTTTATCTTTGCACAGTTTTCTGCAGGTACATCAACGATGTCTGCTCTACTTGTTGTCACTGCACCAACTGCTACCTTTGGAGTAATAGTCGCTACATTAATTATATTTGGGGTTGCCATTTACTTTTACCTTTCTATCCAAATACTATTGCCATAGCAATGGCAAATCCTTTAGTGGCAGCACTACCTGCAGCGTAAGTTTTTACATCTGTTGCAGGAATAGTTTTCATTGTTCCACCGTCATTAACTAAAAAACCGTCAGCGTCTGCTACTGTTATTGAACTACCAACAGAAGTATCACCATCTAGTAAGTTTAGTTCTGACGCTGTTGCTGTAACACCATCAAGTATATTTAACTCTGCTGCTGTAGAAGTTACACCGTCAAGTATGTTTAATTCAGCAGCAGTAGATGTTACACCATCAAGTATATTTAACTCTGCTGCTGTTGAAGTTATGGCAGTTCCATTTATAGCTAGTTTACTTGTGACAACGTTAAATGTACCATTGTCTTCTATCCTAGCTACTTCTGTACCATCTCTTTGTTGAAAGATAATATCTTTAGCATCTACAACAGGTCTAATAACTACGTCACTGGATGAGTTAGTAATTCTAAGTATCTCAGTTCCGTCATCTTGAAACTTAAAGTCACCACCATTTGCGTCAAGGATTATATCACCCTCAACATCAATTGTCAAGTCTCCAGATGATAAATCTATCTCTGTTCCGTCAATAGTAATATTATCTGCAACTAGACCACCATTTGCAGTAAGTTTGTCTACCTGTAAATCTTCATGGCTAGAGCCTAGTTTTAACTCAAACTTTGGTCCTGAAGTATTATAGGTAAATGTAGCATCATCACCACTACCACCCTCTATTGTAATACCTGCACCATTAACTACAGCAGATGTACTGTTACCACTGTCAAGAACAATGTTGTGATCGTTAAGGTTTACAGTGGTAGAGTTTACTGTTGTAGTTGTACCCGATACAGTTAAGTCACCTGTAACTGTAAGGTTATCTGCTACTGTAACCTCTGAGGTACTGTGTCCTAGTGTGATAGCTGTACCAGATATACCTGTACCGATAGAGACAGACTCACTGCTGTTAGCTGTATCAATTATAAGATAGGCATCTGAGCCTTGTTTAATTGTAAGTGCAGTAGCTGAGTTATCAGAAACAGCAACGTTAATATCTGTGGCATCAGCACTAATAGAGTCTAGAGCAATGTCACCAACGTTAGTAATATTGTTATCACCGAAGCTAGTAGCACCCATTGTTTTGTTTGTAAGTGTTTGTGTTGCTGTCGTACCAACAATTTCCTGATCACCACCTGCAGGAAGAGTTAGCACGTTAGTAACAGAAGCTGAGTGTGGTTGCGACTTAACTGTTTGACCATGAGAGTTAGACTCACAGTTAAATACTACAGTACCAGGATTAGTATTACCCTTTACAACTACTTTACCTGTGCCGTTAGGTGCTAGGTCAATATCGGCATTTGATGTAGTAACAATATCGTTACCGTTCATATCAAGGTTGCCACCTAACTGTGGAGTGCTATCTTCTACTATGTTAGATAGAGCAACACCACCAACAGCAAGACCAGAGACTATAGTGCTACGTGTAATCTTTTTAAGACCACCACCAGAGGTGTCTACGGCAAGAAACACGTCATCATTAGCAACTGTACTAATCTCAGATAAATCACCTACACCAGTAGGGTTAAAGTTTGTGCCATCTGCAATAAGAAGATGTCCTGAAGTGTTGGTAGCCATAGTGAGATCATCACCACCAATAGTGAGATCACCTGTAAGTGTGAGGTTTCTTATGCCTGTGTAGTCTTTGTTAGCATCTAATATAACTGCTTTAGAGTTAATAGCTGTGCCTGTACCTGTAGATCCTAGATCAAGAGCATTAATCTCTCCTACAACTACCGTAGCACCATCAAGTATATTTAACTCTGCAGCCGTAGAGGTAACACCATCCATAATATTAAGTTCAGCAGCAGTTGCTGTTATAGCTGTACCGTTAAAGTTTATTGCATCTGCGTGAAGAGTGCCATCAAAATAACCATCTTTAAATTCAAAAGAACTAGAACCTAGATCTACATCGTCATCTGTTGTAGGAAGTATTGATCCATTGTTAAAAGTAACCTGTGTCTCACCACCTGCAGTAACTGTAATTACATCAGAGCCACTGAAAGCTATACTTGTGTTAGAGTCAGCATCACCTGCGATACTATCTAGTTGTACTGCACCTACATTTGATAAAGCAGCGTCACCAAAGTCTACAGCACCTGCAACAGTAAGTGTTCCTGATACATCTACATTACCATTGATGTCTACTGTTGTAGCAGCAATCTGTATTTCTGTATCTGCAACAAGATCAAGCTGACCATCGGCACTAGAGTTTATAAATATAGCTGTGTCACGAAACTGTATCTTTTCTGTAGAGGCAATAAGAATATCATCGGAGAACTCAAAGTAATCTTCGTCTTCCATCCATTTAAGTTCACCATCATTAGTCTCACCATCAAAGGTCACTGTAATATCAGTGCCTGATGTACCATCACCAATAGTAATACCTGTGCCTAATAGCTTAGTAATAGGTCCACCCTCTGCAGCAGTACCATCGTGAGTGTGTCCTGTGCTTGCTGCAAAGGCAGCTAAAAGTTGATCATATTCGTTGTTAAACAGATCGGCAGTAATAACATCACCGTCTGTAAAACTGGATTGTCTCGTGTATGTATTACCCATCTAACGTCTTGCTCCTACTTGATATTCTAATTGAAACCCTTTTAGGGAATATGGTGCTGTCTGTCCACCATCTTTAATTCTTAATGCAACAGAAAAACCTGATCCTTCTACTGACTGTCTTACAAGTGGCTGTGAAGGACCACCAAAAACAAACTGTGCAGCACTACTAGTTGTACTAAAAGTTGCGGAACCAAACTGTGCTGCAACCTGAGAACTATCTAAAGGATATGCTGCAGGTCTTGCAGAGTCAGAAGCCTCGTTGTCGTAACGAACAAATAAATCTGCATCTATAGCTGACTCAGGTTTAAAGTTAAGGATAACTCTTTGCATGTGTTTTCTAACACCAGTATCCCCAAAACTTAAATCAGGACTTCTATACCTAGCTAGTATTGCTGTGCCATCAAAAGTATTACCTTCTTCTTGTCTGTGAACAAAACCTGAAAAGTCACCATGTATAACTCTTACATCTCCATCAACAACTAAAGCATCCGTAGCTGCAGGTTTTACTCCACGTATTTCTGCAAACTCAAATTTATCTGCTCTTCTAACACAGATAATACCTCTTGTTAAGTTTTCACCCTGTCCTGCTTTTGAAAAAAATATTCTGTATTGTGTTTTGTCTGGAATAACTACACTGTCAAACACTGTAGAGTCTTTAATATTAGCATCAAATATAGACTGTACGTTTTGTGTAATAGCACCAAGAGCCGTATCACCAATTCTTGCAGTAGCAGCAACAGTTCTGAGTCCATCAGGGCCAAGGAATAATAAGTCACCTGCAAATTCCTGTATCGTGTCTTTATTTACACAACCAATATCCCTAGTAACTGGTTGTATAGCAAAGTCACTGAGAGTAGATCCTGTCATTTTAAATATTCTATTCTCACAGAATATAAATAAAGAATCCCTAAATACTTTTAGTCCAACAATGTTATCATCTACTTTAATAGTACCTGCACCTTGACCTCCTGTAAAACCATCCTCATCAAAAGGTTCACTAAATACTAAGGTCTGTGGTGTAGTAGACTTACCTGCATAAAACATATGAGATTTAAAAGCTACAACTATTGTAGAACCTGCTACAGAACTCTCACTAACATCTGTTGCTGATAAAGAAGAATTAAATATAGTTGGAGCATTTGCACCATCAACAACTATAATCTTTTCGTTACCATCAAAGTTGTATCTCTCAAAACTATATTTACCTGCACTAGTTCTACCAGTATCTCTTTCAGTCCAAGACTCTGATACCACATCGTCAAGAGCATGATTAGCAGCAGTTGTGCTTGTGGCAGCACGAGTTACACCTGTAAAAGTAGTAGAGGTAACACCAGTGTACGTAAACAACTCATCGTTAATCTGTAACGTTCCACTAGAAGAAAATCCTGTTGTAGAGTCTACAGATATAGTTCCAGAACCTGTCATGCCTGTGCTAGAAACAATTTTAACTGCAAGCTCAGTAGATGCAGAACTAAATATCTTCTCACCTCTAGCTGCTAATACTTTATCTGCAAAGTTAGCAACCATAAGTATTTTTTCACCAGAGTCAGAAGTTTGAGGCACTTGTTGATTTACGTATTTACGAAAACCATTTATTCTTCTATAGCCACCCTCAATGTCAGGCTCAAAGTTTTCTAATTCTAATGCTTCTCCTGGTTGCATTAAGAAAGTAGAACGATTTAAAACTAAGCCACCCTCACAGTTAAATGCTGCAGGTTGTGCTTGAGATAGATCTGGCATTAGGAAACAACTCCACCCATAAAGTTAGCAGAACCTCTAGGGGCAATAATAACTGTAGATCGTACATACTCATATTTGTTAATAAGTAAGCTTTGCATATTTTTAATACCTTGCTCAAATCTAGCAAAGTTTAATTGATACTGTTGTGTTTCACCCCGATACTGGTAAACAAAAGCAGCAGCCCCATCTACAATTACAGGTGCAAATCTATCTGGAATACTTGTAGTATCTCCATGCGCTGATAAATCAGAAGCAAATGTAAAGTAGTCAAAGATAAGTGTGTATTGTTTATCTGGATAAGGATATAATAAATAATTATTATCTGGTGTTCTAACTATGTTTCTAGGAATACCACCACCACTAAATTGTGTTACAGTAGTACTGTTTGATATTGCTGCTGCTGTAGTACTATTTGCACCTCTAGTACATCCTGTAAAATCATTACCCGATATACCTGTATAAGTTATTTGTTCTCCACCTATGTGTAGAGTTCCTGTTGCACTAAAATCTGTTGTAGATGCAACAGTTATTGTTGTCACGGCTGCAGATAATCCATCTGTTGCATTAATAGTTGTTGTTGCAACATCGTCCTCTTCATTAGGATAACCTTTTTGTATATACTCGTTATAATTAAGAATTACTAAATTATTTCCTGCTGCACTAACATCACTATCTTTTTTAATTCTAGCGGTAGCATAGTCAATTGATTTAGCATCTGTGGGTGCAGTATACCTACATACACCTGAAGTTAATGTAGAGGTATTCTGTGCATGATTAAAAGAGTATCCAAACTCTCTTTGATTTATATATCTGATGGCTTCATTGACAGCATTTTGACACTGTACTTGAACACCCCTAGCATTAGCAAAAGTAGTTGAAGTAAGCGTTACCTCATTCATACGTGTAATTACATCATTAGTTAATGAAAGAAATGTCAAAGCCATATTGTTTCCTTAAATGTAGTGAAGGGGCCAACCGAAGTCAGCCCCTAAAGTTTTATGCAAGTAGATCACGATCTACTTCAGTTGGTGCACGTCCACCTCTAGCACCTGTGTCAATGCAACATGCCATAACACGTAGGATACCAGATGTTACATCTGCAGATGAAGCAATTAACTTAACGTCAATTGTGTCTGTAGATGTTACATGTGCTGTAAACGTATCTGCTGCTGCAGTGTTTACTACCATACTTTGACCGTTTGTTCCGCTTGCTAAGAAACCTGCAGAACTAACGTCACCACCGTCAACGATGTCATCACCTGCTGCGAAATCAATATCCACAGTTGGAGATGTACCGTTAAAAGCAGTTTCAACTTCAGCACCTGCAAACAATACTAATGTATTAGCAGGTATTTCTAGAAGCTGAAAGATATCCCCATTGGTACAGGAATATCCGTCTTCTACCATTTTAGCAATGTCAAGACGTGCTTCACGCATGTACATTCCCATTGCTTGGTAGCGTGAGGTAGCTGCTGCAATGCTGTCTGAATCGACACCAACAGTAGCTTTTGAGGTCATGTCAAAAGTAGCCATATCTTAATCCCTCCTTACGCTGCGTTGTATTTAGCAGTTGCGATTGCTTCTGGTCGAAGAATCTTCCTGCCATATAGATGCATACCACGAACAATGTCAGCAAAGCTGTCAGGGTCACGATATGTTTCTGTCTTATTAATCTGCTCTGCTGTTGCAACTGCAGATTCATGTCCTGCAACAATCACACCAAAGTTTGAGTTTTGGTTTGCTGTTCCTGATGTACCTGGACCAGTACCTACTGCAGGTAGGTTTGAAGATACATATAAACGGAAGCCATGAAAGTTGTTAATTACAAGACCGTTACGTAGTCCACCAGATTCACCATAATCTCCATTCATAAATCGAGAATCTTCATCTGATAAGATTTCCATAAACACTGGGTCAATTACGAGCCATCTACCTTGAGTATCCACTTGTTGTTGATCAAGCAAACGTTTCATGCGTGAAATAATCATCGCAGGTGAAACAGTTGCAGTTGGAAGTGATGTAGCTCCAGGCATACGTGCAGTTACTGGGATTGAATGATCCCCTGCAGACGATGTTGTAATATTACCAAATGAATCTTTACGTATCTTCATGCTTGTAAGCAACTCATCTGAACCTGCAGTAGTTACAGCTTTTGTACCATTTACTTGGTCATTTGCTGTATCTGCTTTTGCATGTAATGCAGATTGCTTAAAGCCTGACAAATAACCAAGTACTTCTTGGTCATATTGATCAGATAGACGATACGCAGCACGATTGCTTGCAAGGTCCATAAAGTTTACATGACTATGAGCTTCTTCTATATCGTCCATCTTAAAAGCATAGTAGTTAGCTTTGTCAATAACGAGTGAAAAATCCTCATCGTCAAGGTCTTGTGCATTAACCTGTGTCCCACGAGCATACTCGCTCACAGAAATTTCAGGTTCTTTGATAATTTTCACTGTATCACCTTGGGCAGAAATCTCCCCAAAATAATCAGAGTTAGTTATGTCTCCTACTACGGTAGCTTTGCGAAATGCAAGTTGTACCTGTTTGGAGTAGATTACTGGCGAGAAATTACCATTAGGTAAATTGCTGTAACCTGCTGCTGATCTAAAAGCCATAATAGTTCCTCCTATAAAGTTTAGGCTTAATTACAAGCTAAACATTATCACATAGAGGCTGTACGTTTTCTAGGGTGCATATTATTATCAGTTGGCCTACCGATAATTCTATGGGCCTATACTTGAACAGGTAAGTCTTACGTATTGTTTAGTCTATCGAATGATATAATTTATTACTAGGTAGGCTTAAATGCGGCTAGTAATAATCATATCTATAGTTATACCATATTATTTTTATTTGTCAATGGTATATTATCGGGCAGAACCAGACATATCATAAATAAATTTGCCAGTTCTTATAGCTTCCATAATTTGATCGGAAGCTTTTTCGTATTGTTGCGTTGTCATTTTTGCAACTTGTGACTCTGTGAATGTACCTTCTTTACCATCTACTTTAGGTTCATCACGACTGCTGCGACTATCTACTGATCGTGCAGCGTCTTTATTGCTCTCTGGTTTTTTTGATGTGATATTCATATCTACTTTGTATAAGTCGATTGCACGACTTGCAGAACGAGCATCTGTATCATTTTCATATAGAGCTTCTTGTACCCACTTAGGCTGTTCTTCAGCCCAGTTATGAAAGTCATCACTATCTCTTATTTCACCAAAGTCAGGATGAATTTTCATAAGTTCTACTTCTGCTCTTTCTCGTGCAGCCGTAGCTTTTAATTCATCTATTTCTTTTTTTGTTTCCTCAAGCCCTTCTGATTGTTCAAGTGCTTTTTTAATTGCAATTGTTTCTACAATACCTGCTACATCAGGATATTGTTTTGCCCAAGCTTCAATGTCCTCATCAGACTTTGGTAACTTAATCTCACTTTTAGTAGATTCAACTAATTGTTGTTCTAACTTTTTAATTCTTTCTTCATATTCTTTTTCTTTAGTTTGTTGATGTCTACGTAAATCACCATAACGTTTTTTAAAACTTTTTTCTTCTGCGTTAACTGGTTCAGCTTCTTGTGCCTCTACCTCTGGTTCTTTTTCTTCATCAACCTTTTCTTCAGTTTGCATTAACTCTTGTAGTTCTTTTTCATCTTGTTCTATTCTATTTGAGTTAGCATTTTTTCTATCTGCAAACGTAACTTTTTTAGGAGCAGTTACTTCTCCTGCCATAACAGTAGTATTCATTATACTTCTTTCTTTCTAGGGCCACCGTAGCCATGTTGGATGGGGGATGGGTAGCTAGTCAAATTGGTGGATAATTATTAGTTACGGCTTGCAAGTCCACCTTTCTTGAAACCGCTACCTCTTGTAATTTTTTGTTGTATTGATTCAGTTCTTCCTGCAGCTTGCTGTTCTTTTACCGCTTTTGTTGCAGCTCTACGTGCATCATCTGCTGTTTTTTTCTTTTTACGTCTATCTCTAGCTGCTTTTCTTGCTGCTTCTTTTGCTGCTGCTCTCTGCTGTTCTATCATATCTTCTGTTTGTTGTGCTGTTAGTCCTCTTTGATCTGGTCCTCTTGGATCAAGAGCATCAGGATCTTTTCTACCAAGTCTAGCATCTATCTCAGCTAATCTTTTTGAATAACCTCTGCCATACCTTGCTAAATCAAAACCTGCATCTTTTGCTACTCTAGCAGAAGCTAAAGAAATATCTTTCATAGCATTTGAAAAATCTCTTTCTCTTTCTATTTTATCTCTTAATGCCTTAACATTACTTCTTGATTCTAATGGTGTAGGCATAGTTGGATCTTCAGGAATATATGGTGTAGTAGGTGTAGGTGTAGCTTGAGTAGTAAACCCTGTTCCTATACTTGGTTCTTCAGGTATAAATGGATCTCTAGTACGTATAGAACTTGCAAATTCTTCTTCTTGTGTTACAGCTAAAGGATCAATACGTGAAACAACTGGAGATGCAACTTTTTCTGTATCAATAATAGCCTGTTCAATTTCTGGTTTCTTATCTATGCCAAGTATATTAGTAAAACTATCTACAATTTTAGTAAAAATATTTTCATTAACTTCTGGTGGAGTGATCCCTCTTTTTTCTAATTCTGCTACTATTTCAGCTTCTTGTCTTCTTGTTGCAAATTGACCAAATAATAAAAATAAAGGATTAGCAAGACCTAAAATATTTAAACCCATTCTACCTATTCTATTTTCTTCAAATGCATTTAGTAAGTCATCATTTTCATATTTACTAAAATCTATTTTTTTAATTTCTCTTTGTAAATTTTGTTCTATTATATTTAAACTTCTATCTCCTCTTACACTAGTAGTATCTACACCTGTATCCGTAACTGTATCTGTAGCTGTAGTTACATCTGTGTCTGTGGTTACATCATCAACTGTAGGTGGAGTATATGGTACAAAACCATCAGGAATAGGTGTAACAGGATTACCTTGATAAAAGAAAAAATCTCTTATTTCACCTGTGCTTTCATTTATATATTTTATAGTATAGTATTGATCTTCTACTGTTGGTACAAATTTATCTTCAGTAGGTGTTGTTTGCGTAGCAGTAACAGGTGTACTAACAACTGGTGCAGGTGCAGTAACTGGTGCACCAGATACCGTGGTAGGAATACTTTCATTGTATACAAAAGATGGTATAAATCCTCCTGTAGGAGCAGGTGTAGGAGTTGGTGGTGCTACTGAACTAGGGGGTGTAAAACCTGCAGTCATTGGCACTTGATTTTGAAACACAGATGGTTGATAGCCACCTATACCTGTTGCAATACCACCCTGATTCATTTCTTTTGGTTCGTCTTCTTGAGGTTTACCTAATACAATAATATCTGCAGGTCCAAATGGCATATCGTCAGGCATAGTAGCCTCGTCACTATTACCCATCTGACCCATAGCTTCCATTTGTTTAAGACCCATTTTAGCATCTTGTCGTTGTTGCATTAGTTTTTCTAAACCAATAAAACGTGTTACGTCAGCAGGAAAAACAAACTCACCTTCACTTAACATAGCAGGTATATCGTCACGTACTTCTTTTTTAGTAGAACCAATAGGTACGTCATTACCAGATACAGGGTCTACAGTACCACCCTCATCTTTTAAACCACCTTCATTAAACATTTCCATTTGTTCTTCAAGCATTTTTTAGTACCTCATCTCTTAATAGTTTAAGTCTACGTAACTGATATATCGCCCCTTGTGCTCTATGCAAGGCAACACAATCTTCTGTTTGTTCCATTATTCTGTGTTGATTGTTTATTAAAGTATCTAAATACTTCTCAAAATTATCCCACTGGGAGTGGTTGTTGACCAATCCCTTGAGCTTGTTGAGGTTCTCCCTGTCCTGCATTTCCACTAAATCCTTGTTCTTGCGGTGTTGGTGCTTGGCCTACGCCTATATTTCCACCACCTGCTCCCGATGTGTCCATTGGGTTTGCACCTGCAGGAGCACCTTGTTCTGTTTGTTGTTCTTGTTGAAACTGTTTCATAAGTTCAGCTTGTATTACAGCATCATTCATATTGTTAGTAACCTTGTCGGGATCAAGATCAAGAGACTTCGCAATCTCACGAATAATATATTGAAACTTAGCAAATGGTGCAAGTGCAGGGTTGGAAGACACTTGCAAGAATTGCATAAGCCTTTGACTACGTACTTCGTTAGCCATGAGAGATTCTGTTCCACGTGCCTTAACTTCTAGATCACCTTTAATTTCAGGATCAAAGTCAAACTGCATATTAAATTGAAACAGTCCTTCTCCTAATGGACGTAGTAAATAATCGTCTACATTTTTAATAACATTTTTAATTGTACCACTAGCTGCACCCATTAGCATACTAATACCACTTGCAGTTCTACCTACACCCATAACACCTGTCTGTCCATGGGCAAAAGAAGGAAAGCCTGTAGATTCATCAGCTAGTACTCGTGCCTTATCAAATAGCTGTAAGTTCTCACCTGCAACGTTTGGAAACTTAGTTCCAAAGATAGCTTGCCCAGGAGCACCACCTTGTCTTCTAAATATCTTCCCTGGATATACTGATAGGTCTTGGCCTGGAACTAAATTAGTTTCATCTACCTCTATTAATAAATTACCAGATAACACAGCATTATCTACAGCCATTCTCATAAAGCCGTTCATTAGAAGTTGAGTATCTTCCATGTTTTCTGCAATACCTATACCAAAAAATGAATATGGATTTAACTCATAGGGTGCTGCCATGTAAGGTATTTTAGCAGGTTTAAATGGATTAAGAACCATACGTAAAAGTTTACCATTGCAAATCCATATGTTTGCCTGTAGTTCATCCATTTTTGTTAGTTCTTTTGGTATGTCTACGCCTTGTTCTTGTAGCATGTCTACATCACACATACCCCAATATTCAAATACCTCAAATCTTTCTACACCATACTCAGGTGCATAATCTGCTAAATCATTTTCCCAATATTCTTTGTTATAATTTTCTCCAAGAGAAATTGCTTCATCTATTACTGCTGAACGAAAGTATGGACGCTTTTTTAAATTACGCATTTGTGAACGAGATAATTTATGTCGTTCTATTACATACTGAGCTTCGTCTATATTATTTGCATCAGGATCAGGATAAAAATTCCATACAGATACATGTGATACTTGTGGTACAGTTTTAAATGCAGGAGAGTATTCACCTGTTTCATCATCCCAACTAGGATACTCTTTGTCTACAGCAAATGGTCCTTTCATTACACCTGTGCCAAACAGTGCCATTTCAAATGCAGTGCTGCGTAAATGTTTAGATGCAGAGGACTCATCAAGTTGATCCTGTATTTTCTTTTGCATTTTCTTTGCTGCTATCATAGCAGGACTAAATGTAATGGCTGTAGGTGTACTACCAACACCTTCTTTAATCCCATCAATTGAATCTAATTTTTCAACTAACTCTGGATTTAATAACTCCTCTAACGTTTTAGCCGTAGCACCTTTAGGTATTTCTCTACCGTCACCTGCAAAACCATAAGGCGATACTGGATCTTTCTTTTTATCTTCTTGTAGTTCTTTAGGCAAAGCAGGATCAAAAGAGACATTTTCAACTACACCTTCTGGAAGTTCTGTAGGATCAACTGTTAACGGAAAATTGTTTTTTGCAAATAGTACATCTACAATTTGACCATAGGCAGCTAATGTTTTTGTTTTAGTTACCTTAATAAATACACGAGATTTTTCTGCTTCTGTAAATTGTACATCAGGTCCATATATACCACGATAATTACGATAAGCTCTTAACCAACGTTCTTCATCCTGCTTACGATAATCTTCTGCACGACTAAACCGTTGCATAACAAATGGAATTATATTATCGGTATCTTTATCTTCTTCTGTAGAATTTTCTGTATCATTAAGAACTACTGCGTCATCCTCAATAAATACTTCATTATCTTCTGCCATTTATTTTTCCTTAATATCCAAACGTTGTATCTGCTACTCTCATACCTGTTGAGGGTCTACCCATAGGATCATAATCAAATACACTAAAACGAGGTCTTGACATTATACCATATCTTAAAGCATCATACAAGTGGTCTTCTGCATTTGTGTCAACATCTTCTGGATTTTTTTTATCTAAAGGTATTGCAGGTAGTTGAGCAATAGTATTTGTACAGTTTTCAAAAAATACTAGTCTAGGTTCTTCAGTAAATTCATCTACTTGTAAACGTCTATGTATTTCATTTTTTCCTGATACTCTTGATCCTCTTGATCTATCAGAGGGCCGCCACCTACATCCTCTTATAATCATTTGCTCCGCAAGGCTTGGACCTGTATCGCCACGCTTATGCCATAAAGAGCTATCCAGTACTCCATATTTTATATTACCATCTTCTGCTTCTAGATCAAGAACCATATCAGCTAAATCTGTTGCTAATACTTTACTAACATATAGTTCTCTATATACAATAAGTTGTTCATTAGGAGCAACGGCAAACCAAATAACTGCACTATGAGAACCATATCCATAATCACATGCTCTAAACTTTACCCAGTTATTAGGAATATTAAATGGTTCAACAACATGTATGCTTCTATCAAACTCTGTAAAGGCTGCACCTTCTTTAATATCCCAGTCACCATCTAATAATTGTCTGCGTTGTTGCTCTGGTAGTGACAATAGCATTGCTTCATAGTCACCTTGTGTAGCTAAATATGGATTATCTGATAGTCGTGCAGGTATAAACCTACGTTTAAATAATGCTTTACCTGCTTTCTCGTGACCTGCAGGATATTTTAAAACTTCTCCTGTTTCTATATCTGTTGCTTCAAAAGGTTTATTGTGGGGTGCAGGGTCAATAAACATTTTCTTTACCCAGTGATGTCCTCTACCTCCTGGGTTAGTAGTAGCTCTCATATACACTGGCAGATCGGGTGCAGTGGACCGTAGACGAGAGCGCATGTAGTTCCATGCGAATGGTGAGGGCCATTGAGTCAACTCGTCAAAGCCTATCCAACTAAACGCTAGACCTTGGTAGCGCAGGACGTCATCTTCCCTGTCTAGGTAGGACATCCACAACCTCGCTCCAGAGGGCGCAGTCCACTGCATCTTTCGTTCAGACCACTTGATACCCTTCCAAATCTTAGGGTACATCTCCTGTGATTTAAATATAAGTTCCCTAAGTTCTTCTGTTGTATGCCGTAGTAATAAGCCTGAAAAATCAGGATGACCCATATACCTTAATGGATCTGCTAACATTGCATAGCTCTTACCACCACCTGCAGAGCCGCCATATAAAACTTCTCGTTCACCTGCAGCTAGAAAGTCTGTCTGTGGACCTTCATTAGGTTTGAAAATAACGTTGTGTTGTTCCTCAACAGGAATCTCCTCAACGATATTAACTTGCTTTGGGGTAGCTTTCTTCTTCGTAGGCTTTTGCACCGATGCGTTTAGTTTCAATTTCTTCCGCTTTGGCGATTGCCTTTTTCGCATAGTCTGCCCATCTGCGTAGGCTTCCAGCTTTGTTTTTTCTTCTTCGCTCATTATCCAACCGTTTCTTGAGTCCTACGTGAGATATAGATCTACCTGTATTTCTAGATAACCAATTAGCTACCTCACGATATGAATATTGTTTTATATATTTCTTTGCCTCTTCAAGCATATTAAGTTCGTGCTCAATAGGTAGAAGTATATCGGGATCGTCCTTATCTATTTCATATCCAAATGGTATTGTTCTTGATATTCGTGGAATAACAATCCATTCATTGTCTTCTTTTATGTCGGTTGGTTGGGGTAACTTCCACTTTTGTAGAGGTTTAGTCATCTTCATCCATTTGTTTAGGTGGCATAAGCATTACACCACCCTTTGCTTCTACTTGCATCTTTTCTGTTTTTACTAGACCTGTACGATCAAGTAGTTCTTTGGCAGCTTGCATCTTGTCACGAATACCTAACTCAGTAGGATCGTACAATGCACCCACCATAGACATTGCAGCTTTAGGTGCATTACGTGCCATGTAAGTCTGCGTTGCATCTAGTATTTCTTCTTTAAGAGACTTTACTACTTCAGCAGAGGATGTAGCATCAGAATATCCTGCAAGTTTCTTTGCGGTCACAATATCTCCACCTGCTTCGTCAAACAGCACAGCTAATAGCTTTTGTTGTTTCTCTGTTAGTGCTCGTGTCATAGTTTCTGTCTTCCAAATAATAATAGTACAAAGTTAAACATGCCTCTGCCCATTTCTGTAGGTGTTGGCAGTAACCATCCTAATAACAATAGGATCATTACCCAAGGTGGTATGTTTTGAATATTTAGTTTTTCAACCATACCTGTTTCTATTTCTTTTAAAACTTCTGTAGTTACAACATCTCTACCTGCTGTAACTTCTTCTGTTTGTTCTACAGACATTACTGCCTGTCTATTTTCTGCACCTATCTGTGCATTTGAATTTACTGTAGGACCGTCTGACCCTCCTAGCGGAAGCAGAGTACTCAAACCACAAGAAGATAAAAATAGAACGAGTAGTAACCATCTCATTACATCAACTCAAAATGTGGCGCATCAATAAAAGGTCTACGACCTTGTGATCTACGCAAATCTACATATGCCATCATAGCGTCCTCTGCTGTTCCAGAATATGATCTAATATCTCCCTCAGACCATGCAGCACCCCATTTAATAGATGCCCCAGTTTCTTCTGCTGCTTGTTTAAAAGCATCACAAATATTATCGTACAAATTTAATTCCCATGATACGTCTGGTCCTACATAAGCTACAACATCTACAGCATGGCTAAATCCATCGTCCTGTAATAAATGTTTACTAGCCATTGTTTGTGATCTTCCTGCAGCTACATTAGCCTTTTGTTCTTCTAAAGTTCTTACACCCTGTGTAACTCCAAAGTCTACATCTGTAAGTTGTATAGCTCTTTCTACTACTCCAGTCATAGCAGGATGCACACCCTCTAATCTATCCATTGATCTCTGACTTAATTTAAAACTCATCTCATATCCTTTTGCATTGCCACTCTATTGCCCATTGGTTTACCTGCCATGTAAGCTGTAGCTCCCATATAGGCTGCTACAACACCTGTCTGTGCAATATAAAATAACCCAAGCAAATCTGCAAGGGCTTCTACTCTTGAATCTGTCATCATAGGAGTAAATAAAATAACCGTAAATACAATCATCATTCCCATTGCTACCCATGCCATAAATTTTTGTGATGATGATTTTTCTTCACGTAGCTCAACCTCAAGCATACGTTCTTTCATTGCTATTTCTTCTGCTGTGATCTTACCATCACCATCTACATCAAAATCTATTACCAATTAAGATCTCCTGTAACGTCTGGAAGTTTTAGCCGCAGCTTTAGGTTGTTTAGAAAACTGTTTACCTGCTGCTTTATCTTTTCTTTTTTTAGCCGTAGTTGCTGCATACTGCGAACTAGACATAGCCTTGATTGCTGCCTCTGGCAAGTATCGTTCACCAGTAGCTTTTGATCCTTGCGTAGAAGGTTTACCACTTTTAGTTCTCCATTTTTGTCTTGTCCATTTGTCAAGACTTTTTTGTGATGCTGATTTAGCCATTTATTATCCATGCTATTAATATTAAAGCACCTATACCTGAAACCATTAATAAACCCGTGACTGTCCAAGTTATAATTGCTTCAATCATTTCAGCTTTACGGTACTCTTGTTCTTTCTTTTGTTTACGTATTCTACCCTCAGTAGCTACTAGTTCATCCCATGCACTTGGACCCATACTAAAACTAATCCAGTCTTTTAACTCCTGACGCATAGACTCTGCTTTCTTTTTAGCTGTAAATATTTCTAATGCTTCGGCTTCAACAGATTGTCCATTTAACGCTTTCCACCATGGAGGATTTTTATTTTTTTGTTCCATGAAGGACAGGTCACTCATAGCACCTGCCCATTGTGTTAACTGCCCAGACATATCTTGTAGGTCTTTACCTACTTGAAATCCCTTCTTGAGGGCATTAAATGCTACAGTAGCCCCACCAATAATTGTAACTGGGTCCATCTTAGCCTCTAATTTTTATAGCCGCCTCCTGCAGCTTTATACGCTTTTGCAAGCATTTGAGCTTTACGTGCAGACCATTGACCTGCACCACCGCCTTTACTTCCTGCTTTTATTCTATTAAAAATATTTTTACGCATGGTGGGTTTAGTATAGTTACCTGCTTTATTAACTGTACTCTTACCACCTTTAGACATTTTTAATGGTTTAGCTTTACGTGTATTAGTGGTTCGCTTCTTTATAGCCATGTCTTAAAACTCTTTCTATGTCATAGCGACCTATGCCTATATCTCTTAGTTCTGAGTCGGTCATACTATATAATTGATTACGTGCAATCTTACGTTTTGCTGATTCTATTCTTGCTTCAATTATTCTATTAAATATTCTTTTTAACATAATCTATCTCCTGTGTTAACGGTAACTTTAGCTACCAGAGATAGTTATATCACATATAGTTATAACATACTATAGATAAAAATGCAACCCTGTTATGCTTTTCCCACAATCTTCTTGACAACTTTAGTTGTCCAAGCTTCATTTTCAGGTGTATTAGGATCGTCAGCTATATAATGACCTTTCTCATTACGAGCACGTACCATTTCTGTTTCTTCTACTTCAGCATCTTTAACAAAGTCTAAAATAGTAAAGATAGAAACAGAGTCATCTTTAGATACCCAGTCACCATTAATATTTTCAGCTATTACTTTATTTTTATCTGATAATACTTTGTTGTCTTTAAGTTTCATATCAACCCTTTTTCTTTGACATGCCACCATAAAACATTCCTGTTTTACGATAATCTGTAGGTTTAGGTGTACCACCCTTTTTCATGTAACCCATTTTATTACGAACTGCAGTAGGTAATTTTTTTAAACCCTTTTGATCGGTTGTTGGTTTTTTTAATTCCATTTAATTATTCCTTATGTTAATACAACCCCACTATATTCTAGCAGGGTTGCAATATTTTATGAAAGTACTACTTTAATAGTTACGTTATCACTGGTTGCTGCTAAGATATTCATTATAACAGTGTCACCAATAGCGTCAGGTATCGCAAGAGTGTAGTTACCTGCTTCTAATTCTAGATCATTATCACCACAGTTTGCTTCTGCAGTACCAAAGTTAATTAGAAACTCTTGGTCAGCGTGAAGGTGTACAACTTTAAAACCAGTGCAGGTAAAATGTTTTGTGTTAGCTGCTGTATTATCTACGGTTTGTTTTGTTTGTACGCTCCATCGTAACGTATTAGGTTGGAATGTGCCTACGGAAGTTGACATTTATTATTCCTCCCTTTAAAATACTGAGTATTCTAGCTCAACAGTAAATCGTCCTGCAGTAGCATCTGCATTTAATGTAGTTGTTGCAAATGCATACAAGTTTTTACTTGCAATAGCAGCAGTAATATTAGGTACAAATATGTGATAGTTACCTGCTGTGTTGTTAAAGTTCACATCAACCTCAGTGATTGACTGTGTTGCACTTAACTGTTCGTTAAAAGATGTTACACCTGCGCCCACAATCTCTGTTCCTGAAGAAACAGCAGAGTTAGTAGCTGTACCTGAAGTAGCACTAAGAGATAGACCACCTACAAGTGTTTCACCTGCAGCAGTTGTAATACCTATCAAAGCTCTATGAATAAAAAACTTAGAGGGTGTTACAATGCTTGAAGGTGCAGATGTGTCTAGAGCACCTAGCTCTACTAGAACGTCACCATCAGCGTAAGCTGTGCTTGTGTCTGTTGCGGCAAGGCTTCCTACAAACGTTTGGATCTTACGTGTTCCAAATGAATGTACTAGGCCAGTGCCTGTAATTCCAGTACCAAAGGTTACGTTTTCTTCGTATTCTTCAATACCTGATGTAAAAGTAGTTGTTGTCATTTTATAAATCCTTTAGATTAATGTGGGTTGACCACTTATAGTTATTATTCTTTTACTAGCTTGTAGCCTTTAGCTTTTGCTGCAGCCCTAATTTTTGCTAGTGTCATACTTGCTGCACCGCCTTTTGCCATGCCTTTTTTCTTCATCATACCCATGCCACCTTTAGCATAACCTTTTTTCTTCATGCCTCCACGTGCCATTCCTTTTTTCTTCATTCCGTTCTTCTTTTTATTTCCATGCATTGCCATGATTATTTCTCCTGATATAAATTATTAAATACTCTATGTGTATCCCATACATAGTCTACATCTTCTTTAGAGTTAAAGATATTTTGATTTGGTCTAAAGTCTGGAGCACCTTCTCCAGTTTCAAACCAAGCAGGGTGAGTTACTCTCACTCTATTATTGGGTAACGCAACCATGTTACCTGTATATTCACCTGCGTCTAACAATTCTAAAACATGAGACTGTTTATGTTGTGCAGGATCATCTGCCACTTCACTTTCAGTATAGTCTACAGTAAAGTAATATTTTGCAGGATAAAATTCATTATCTATTTTAGCTATCCAAGGGGCAGGACTTGCACGTTCCAGTTTATATACTGAGTGTGTGTGAGACATACAATCCCAAGGTTGTGCTAAATAAGGTGGTAGTTCTGTGGGCCATTCCTCTAGGGGGGTATCTGCCACAAGTGCCGTAAGAGGCATCCTAGCCCACATTGCACCACCGTGTATATTAGGTTCATCTTCATCGTCTGATTCACATCCAGTGAAGATAACCTGAAAACTTAATGTTCTATTTGGCATAGATGTTACTGCTATTACCATACAGTGCAAGAACTCACCATGATACTCCTGCATATTCTTTGTGTATTCTCTTCTTACCCATGCTTTGAAGTAGGGTATGTTACTTTGTAGATACGCCATTCTTTTTATGTTTCCTCCGCAAGTCTGCTTTAGCTTGTTTAAAGACATTTGCTATTGCTGTCTTTCCCATAACTTTAGCACGTTGTTCAGCTACTGTCAATATCTGAATCTTTCTTGCGTAAGGTTTTTTTACTTTTTTTACTTTTGCTACTGTAGCTCTGGCATCAGCCATCGTAGCAAACTTAATTGATACCGTATCTTTTGGATTCTCATCTGTATATAGTCTACGTCCAGACCCTTTAGGTTTTTTACCTGTTCCTACTTTTGGATCTTTTTGCTTTGCCATTTTTATTTTTACCTGCAGTTGTTAAAGCTATTGCCACAGCTTGTTTTTGTGGCTTGCCCTCTTTACGTAACATACGTATATTAGAACTTATAGCTTTATTACTTTTTCCTTTTTTTAAAGGCATTGTTTATGCCTTGCAGTTACACTCTGGCCCACAATTTCTATTTAAAATTGCACACCCTATTCTTTTAAAGTATCTCCAAAACCATTTAATTACTCTCATAATGAAACTCCCATTTTAATATGTATACATTGAGGTACTGCTAGGTATCCCTGTTGTTGAAAATACCTAGCCACTACCAATGCCTCTTGAGCACATTCTTCTTCTGTAATAAACGTTGCTTTTGTCTTTGCCATAACCTCACAAGATAATGATGCAGGTGAAGTACAAAGAAGCATAAATGCTATCCACATTAGAAACTAACCATAGCCCCTACTGTTACATCACCAAACTCTAAATCAGAGTCTGTAGATACCTCAGTATATAAACTAATATTTGTGCTAGGCACAGTATAATCTGCTGTAAAGTCTAGACCTTGAAATATATCACCTTCGTCTAACTCTAGCATATCAATATCTGTAGCTACACTTAAACCTATACCTAATGTAGTTACTCCTGCAGATGGTGTAAGTTCCCATTCCCACTCCTCTGTACCAGTTGTATAATTAAGATCAGAGTCTGCACCTATAGACAATGTTTGTCCTACTATAGAAAAATCTTTTGCGTAAGACGCTGTAGTTGCCATTATTGCAGCTAAGCCTACCCATGCTGCTATCACAGCTATTTCTGTTTTACTCATTTTATAGTTCCTTTATCTAAACATACCACTTTTACGCATATCTGTATGCACTGCTTTCATTAGACCACCTTTATTTTTTCTGTCTGGTCCTGTATCTCTTATGTCTCTATTTAATCTACTAATAGCTCTATCTTGCCTTTGTCGTTTAGACATACGTTTAAGTTTAGCTAAGTTTCGTTTAGCGTCTGTGCTTAATCTTTTACGTGCATCTAAATTTCTAACCACTGCAGCAATTTGATTATCTGTAGGATTACCTATGATCTCACCGTCTTTAGTAATACCATTTGTAGTATTACCTACCATCATGTCACTATCTTTTAGTCTAGGTTTAGAACCTACAGTTATTTTACCTTCCATCCCTGCAAGACTAACACCTTTGTCTTTTACTGCTTTATCTCTTCTTGTTTTAGCTGCTGCACTAGTACGTGCTTCATCTGCTTGTCGTGATAAAGCATTTAAACGATTAAGCATTGTCTGTTGAGTTTTAGTGATGTCACCTTTTTCTTCTAGGTTTTCAAGTCTAGCTACAAGTTTTGCACGTTTACGTGAACCCATACTAAGAGCATCTTTCATAGTAGGCATACTAGATCTACCTACAGTAACTCTACCTGCTCTACCTGCCTCTACATCTAATGTTCCACGAGAGGGTGCTTGACCCTCATCTAACTGACTTACAAATCTATCGGCAAATATATTCTGTGTGCCTTTTTTGGCCTTTTTAACTGCCTTCTTTGTTTTTTTAGTTGCACTTAGTAACGATCTTAGCATTTTCTTGTCCTTAACATTTCCAACGTTTACGTGCCTGACGTAATCTTGAATTAGGATCTTTAGCTGCTTTAGGAAACTTTTTCATTTGTCCTGCGCTTCTAGCACAAAAAGACTTTCTACGAGCAGCAGCTTTACTACCTTTTTTTACTTTACCTGTAACGGCTGTCTTTAGCTTAGATCCTGGGTTATCTCTACGATACTTAGCTACACCTTTAGCTGTCATACCTGCACCCTTCTTTGTGGGGCGTTTATGACCACCTTTAATAGTGTGTCCTTTCATTGAGCCTTTTTTCTCAGCCATCAGTCCAATCTCACATACACAAGTCTTCATACAAAACTGTATAAAGTCTATGTTTGCTTTTGTCTTTACTGATGCATTTCTTTTTAAACCAAGTTATCATGCTTTATTACCTCGTATCGTTGCCATCAGTCCAACCTTCCATACGCATTGCCCACTCTACATGCTCTAACGTAAAAGGTCTACCGTAGTGAGCCTGTACAGCTTCACGTACATAGAATACATCACTGTGGGGAATGTGCAAATCTTCAATGTTACCGTCAAGTACGTGTTTGTAAAACTCTTCAAGAACATTGTCAGTATATAGTTTTACTGATTTTTTACTCATTGTCAAGAACTTTCTTAATAATTATACAAAAATATCTATTACACTACTCACTTATAGTGTAACATTTAAGTGTATCTTAGTTAAGTATAATTATATTTAGTATATTTAATCTTTAAGTGAATCACTTTAAGTGATTCTTAGTTTAGTTATATATAGTTTTACACATTTTACAGCCTATGTCAACCCCCAATCGTAAAATAAACATATTTTCTGTAGCCAAGTTGTGTGTATACCACTATATATACAATGTGGTTAACACTCATTTTTCCTGATCTGTGTAGATATACATGCATATATACGCACACCCCCCACGTGGCCCCTGCCTACCCCTGCGTCTGAGGCGCATACACACCCATATACACACACATGAGGCGCTAGGTGTACACATATCACACACTCACATCCACCATGCATGAGAAAACTTCCAACATATCAACAACTTACTGCTATTCGTCAACTGTTATGCAATCAGTTGCCATCAAATAATCTGTATCTAGTACTGTGATCACAAAAAACAGTGTGTGTTGCAATGCCGATGCTTATTTTACCCTACCCCCATAGGGTAGTGTGATCACATCAACTGTCCAACGTTGGACGGTACAACTAGCTTCGTGAGTTTCGCACACGAACTGCGGTATCGAAGATACCTGTAGTCATGCAGGAAACGACAGGCGCAGAGGATCACACAAATACATGCTTGACTTCTTACTTATCTAACTATATTACATAGATAGTTTTATCTCTCCATTTATGGTGAGAGAAATAAAACTCTCTTAATGTAATGTTA